CAGTACAAAATAATATTGCAGGCACAAAAAAACCACCCGGAAACGCAAGTTTTCGGGTGGTTTTTGTTGGCAGACAGGCTAAACCATATCCGATGCCAAATCATTTTGCAGATGCGGGAACAAACTCGATTTTAACTTTCATTCCCATTCCGGCTGCAAGCCGCTGTAGGGTGCGAAGCGACGGATTCGCGTTTCCACGTTCCAGCTTGCTGATGTCGGTCTGTGCAATGCCCGTGCGCTCCGAGAGCTGCTTCTGGGTCAAGCCGCTTTCCTTGCGCGCCTTGAGCATGGCTTCGATCACGGAAAATTCCGGGTCAAGTGCGTCCCATTCGGCCTTGAATTCAGGGTCTTTCATCTGTTCATTCAAAAAATCATTGAAGTTTGTCATTTGGAATTCTCCTTTCGGGTAAGATACTCTATGCGATATTGTTTTGCCAGTGTGATCTCCGAAGCAGGTGTTTTCTGAGTCTTTTTGATAAAGCCATTTGTAAGGATCACCCTTTTACCGATCACGAAGAAGTACAGCACACGGGTGATGTCTGAGCCAAATTTAGTGCGGATCTCAAAAATTCCATCGTCCAGTGCTTTGGAATAGGGTTCTCTTAAAAATGGCCCTTCTTCACGGAGCAGGGCGACTGTACGCAAAACCTTGGCCTGCATTTTCTTATCCAGACTCAGGATAAACTCTTTCGCAGGCTCAGAGCCATCGGGCTTATCGTAAAATTCAATTTCATATTCCTGCATGGCCGTACTTCCTTCAAATAGCGGATTTATCTCATATCCAGTATAGCGGATATATCCTCTATTGTCAAGAGTATCCTTCCGCTCCCTTCTCTACAAACAAAAATCCCGCAGAACCCAGCGATTTAACGCCAGATTCTGCGGGTTCTACCGCGTTGCGGTTGGTGGAGGCGATGGGAGTCGAACAATTAAAAATGATGGATTGTCGTCAAAAATTCATCTGGGATGCACGAAAGGACGAAGGAATAATACGGATTTGTTGGGTTATGCCCGATTCGTTTTTTGACATTTAGAAAAAAGAGTGTTACCAAATGTGTTACCAGAATCACCCTTGAGCCTTCCTGAATGCAGCGGTCGTTGCAGCCGCCAAATCTTCTCGCTGGCCCTGCAATTCATGATGGTACACGCCGGAAGTGTCCATGTTCTTGCTGTGACCAACCAGCATTTTTAGCTGGCTGTCAGTCAGGACGCTTGATTCAACGCTGACAAAGGTGTGCCGTAGCTCGTAAAGTGAGACTTTCGGCTCAAGCCCGTTTGCTTCCTGATACGATTCCCAGCGGCGATAGAGCGCATGCTCTGACGGAATCTGAAACAGCGGCGTATTGTATTGTAGCAGTATGCCTTGAGCCTTTAGGAGCTGTACCTGCGCCTCATAAGCATCCCGTGCTTCCTTGCCCATATCAAAAGAGCGGATGGCGTTTTCATTCTTTCCGGTGGTCTGCTCCCGGTGCACGTTGATGCTGCGCCGAAGGCTGACCGTGTTCCCCTTGATGTCACCATACCAGAGACCAATCAGCTCCCCGGGGCGCAGGCCGGTCGCAACTGCAAATCGGTAGGCGTAGATATATTCATCAAATACCAGTTTTCCATAGTAGGTGCGGGTGTCTACGCTAAACAGAACCTTCAGGGCGGTGGGCTGCAAGATCGTGCGTTTCCCCATCCTGGCATTCTTCGGGATAGCCAGGTCGGGGTGGAGCGTGGTGTACCGGTTTTTCCTGCACCACTTGACAAAGGCGGTTTCCGCAGCCCGGATCGTCATAAGCGTCTTTCGGCTCAACGGCTGGTTTGAGATGGGCTTGCGCTGGTTCTTTTTCTGTGAGCGCTTCCGGAACGAAACGTCGATTGCCTTTTGAAGATCGCCCTCGGTCAGCTCGTCAATGCGGATATTCCCACAGGTCGGCAGGATGTAGCAGTCTCCGTAACGCTGGCATTGTGTCACATAGGACGTCCCGCAGGTGAGCTTCAGCTCTTCTACCCACTCTGAATAGAGTGCAGCCACCTTCTTCCTGCCGTCCCGAATGCTATCATCAAGCCATGCATCCGCTTTTGCGTTTGCTTCCCGTTGTCCTGTCCGGCCCGGCGTGCTGCTGTAAAACCGTTTGCGGGTGCCGTTCTTCTGAACCGCGATGCACCAGCGCTTTTCCTTTTCCACCCAAAATGCCGTGTTGACCCGTTTTTTCATAAAATCCACCTCCATACACAAGAGTACACTGTGCCGCTGCCCTTGGGACGGTTGCGCTTTTTTCTTTGCTGCGGAACGGCTTCCGGCTGCTTCTTCCCGAACCACGGACAAAAAGAAGCACCATCCGGGATCTCCTTCCGGCAGCATGATCTCACGCATTTCATGGCTTACTCCTTTTTCTTCCCGATATATCCAAAGGCACCATTTTCAGCAGCGGCCCTTCCGGCCTTGTAGTTGATCTTCAGGTCGTCAATGGGAGGTTGTGGAGCGTCCGGGCATGGGTCAAGGCCCGCGATCTGCGCATAGGTATACTGGTCTATGATGGTCCCGCACACGCTGGCCCGGTTATTCAGAGGGCAGTGCAGGTTTGCAGCTATTTCCGATATGACAGCAGGCGGGCTGCTGCCGTGACGGCCCTTCAATATGAAGAGAAGCAGCCTTTTCGTCAGCGGCGGCAGGTTTACCACGAGACGGCACAACTCCGCGTTTAGCTCATCGTTGGCCTTGCCGTCATCCGGCACCGCGTACAATTCCGGGTGCAGTACCTCCATAAATACCGCGATGGGCGACACCCCGCAGGAAGAGCACCAATCCATGATCTCGTCACTGTCCGGACTGGACTGCCCTTTCTCCCAGTTCTGCACGGTGCGCTCGTTCTTCCCTATCAAAATCGCCATCTCGCGTTGGCTCAAACCCGCTTTCACACGCGCCTTTGCCAGAGCAGCACCAATTTTCGCAGCTGTAAAATAACTCATACACACCCTTCCCCCTCAAATATAATGCGTGAAAAAAACAAAAAATGGCGCAAAAAAAATCTGCGCCATTCGACAAAATTTTCTCTGATTTCATTTTCCAATGGCGCATGGTAGAATTTGGTACATAAGTTGACACAATTACCAAAAATCAGGAGGAAAACAAAATGAAAAACGGCCAAACCAGCAACAAAGACCCGGAAATGACCATCATTGACGGAATGCCCGCCAGCGTGCTTACCGGCACAGCCAAAACCCCGCAACCTTGGGAGGATTGAACCATGACCAACAAAAAGACCGCCTGCTTCTGCAACCACATCCGCGCCGCGCTTGCCTGTTACGTTGATATGACCCCGGAGCAGCAAGCCCTTGCCGCCATGTACGCCAACCGCAAGATCACCGGCTTGCACACCCTGCGCGCCGCAGCGGTAAGCCCCGGCGGGGAGTGCGCCGCCAAGTTGTTGCAAAAAATGCAGCAGCTGGACAACGGCGACCAGTAACAAAGCGCATATTTTGCGCGAAGTAAGCGTAAACCGCGCGTTTTTCGCTTAAAAGTGCGCGTAAATCGCGCGATTCAGCGCAAATGTCAAATTTTCAGCGCTTTTTTGCGCATTTAAAATTGATTGACACTTACGCCAAACAGTTGTAAAATGCAGTTGTAAACAAGTTTACACATCAATATCCCACAGCAGTGGCACCGTATTCCGCTTGGCTTTGGCTAAATCCCTCAAACTTCAGCTGTTCAATCAGACCGGAGCGAGAGAAAGACATGGAATCGATATAATTTTTTGCTTTTATCGCAGCCTGTTCGTCCCAGTCAGCGCCACAATGATCTACGGCATAAGTAGCATCTTCCGTGGAATATCCTTCATACTCAAGCTGGCTTTCAAGGCTGCTGTAAGAGAATCCCATACCAGCACTCAGGTAGGTTTGGGCAGACCGCAAAGCGTTTCTCTGCCCCATTGTAAGGCTATCATCGGCAGAAATTGACGATTCTATGGACGTGCTGCTCTTTGTTCCGGGCGTTGAACTTGTCGTGCTGGAAGAAGGGGTCATCATAAGAACGAACACAATCAGCGCAACACTAACAGCGACCGCGCATCCGCATCCGTGACCCTTTTTCTTCTTTTCAGGCTTTTCGTCTGATTCGATAGCCGCTGTCACGGAACCCGAAGCAACAGGTGCTCCACATTCAGGGCAAAATTTCACGTTCTCAATTTCCGCTCCGCATTTTGGACATTTCATAAAACGCACCTCACATATACAAAAATAGGCAGCCAAACAGCTGCCGGAAACCTTAAATTATCAATGATCTAGCCAAAGGGGGAAAATAAAGTGCAAGATACTAGCACAATGTTTGCAAAGTATGATATAATGGAAAAAGAAAAGTGCCGTCTCAAGACTTTGTTTTCTTCCATGACGGACGATGAAAAAAAGGATGTGCTTCTTCATGCAGAAAAACTGCTCAAGAGTAGAAAGGGATAAACACATGGATATCGGAAAAGCCATTTTGTACGCAAGCACACCGTTTGTCTATGCCCAGATGTTTTTGCAGAGGAAATGGAGACCCAATGTTCACCCGTACCGAACGATCAAGGAAAAAGAGGACGAAGTCAGAAGATACAAAACTGCGATTGCTTCCGTTCTGGCCATGGAAAACTCCGGCTTGCCATCCATCAAAAACACGGAATGTTACAAGTGCAGGCACCTTTGCCAGATTTGGACGCATCAGAACTACGCTTTCAATATCGGCTGTGCCAAAGGCCTGACCGAAGAAGAAATCTTTGAAAGAGCAAGACGCGTTGCCGACATCCTCAAAATTTCAGACCTGAGACAGAGCCCAACAAATCCGACGCAGATCGAAGCAGTTGATCCGCCTGATCTCTTCGCAGCTCTTGAAGATAGGATTCTCCGCCTAGCGAAAGAGAATACGTGCAGCCAGACGTTGTTGAACCAAAAAGACCATCGCACGAAGTGTATATGGGATGTTCCTCAATCAAACCGCGATGCTTCAGGTTCTCAATGTACCGGTTCTGTCCGTTTGGGCTGAAGTCCTCTTTTGAAATAAGGCAGACCTCGTGTTGGTTCATTTTCCCGTTGTGCTTCTCCATATATAATAGGAGCGCAAGGCTCGTTTTGTCCAAAAACTCAGCCATTGGGGTTTTCCTTCCTCTTTGCAACCTTAAATTCCATATACTCCAGCAGATCTGCACGGTCTGCATCGGTCATCTGACTTAGAAGCGCATCAAACCTTGCATCCAGCTCGCTCCCTCCGGGAGCGGGCTTTTCTTTTTGCTCTGGATCGCCCTTCAACTCTTCTTTAGACACTCCAAAAAAAGTTGCGACTTTCAAAATGGTTGCATCTGTTATACCGCCGCCATTTTTCCAGCGATTTACAGTTGTCTTTGACAGTCCCATTTCAAGCGCTGCGCCTGACGGCGTTTTTTTGTTCTTGTCGCAAAGCATTAAATACTTTTCGTAAAAAGACATAAAAAGTCACCGCCAAACTTGTGCATAGTCACAAAGTAACTAAAGTTCACACGAAATCGTTGACAGTAAACAAAGTAACTGCTATAATAGCCTTGTTAGTTAAAAAGGTTCACAAAGTACACAGCCCCACAACCGGGATACTGTGCACGGAATCCGTACTTTGTTCTGCAAATACATAGTACCACATTCTGTTAACTTTTTCAACTACTTTTGACACGGCGACAAGAAAAAATCTGCCTGCGGTTGTTTCACAGACAGATTTTTCACCGATTTGTCACCAGAACGCACTTGCACCTTTGCGGTAATGCAAACTTGCGTGTTTGCACATCTTTTACACCGTCCGTGGCGCAAAAGTAACGCAACGGCTGCAAAAACAACTTACAGTGCTATGGGTGCGCCGCTTCCTTTGGCGGGTCGGCGCCGCCTTGTAAGCCCTAGCGCTTCACGCACTTGCTTGTGTCTGGAACTGGCTGGCTCAAAAGTTTGGTCATCGAAATCACCTTCCTTTTGAATCAGTTTAACTAGGAGCCTTGAACAGTATAGCAAATCGGTGCGCCGCTGTCAATTTATTAACGCATAACAGGGAGGTGAAAGAGTGCCTGAACCGTGGACTGGTCGATTGATCGGCAGAATGCACAACAACGAAGTCACGCTGGAACAGCTTGCGGAACGTCTGGGATGGACAAAGAGCTATTGCTCCTTGATCCTGAACAGCAAGCGCAAGCCGCGCGGCATCCGCGAGAAGATGGAAGCCGCTGTCAGCGAACTGATTAAGGAAAAGGAGGACAAAACGGCATGAACAACGACAAAAAGCCCAGCCGCAAGCACGACTGGACTACAACAAGAATTCTGGCTTTGACGCTTTGCATTCAGGTTGCAACACTTGTTTTGCAGATCGTCAATCTGGTGCGAAAGCTTAGAGGATAAGCGCAAGGAGGCGAGCAACCGTGAAGAATCACGAAATTCAGTTCATCGCTCTTTGCATTCAGATTTTGGCTTTGGTGGTCATTTTACTAAAGAAATAATCATGGATGCAATGGCAACACCGATTGCAAGGAGATCATAAAGCCGGTCAATTTGCTTTTCTTTTGCTTGTTCGCGGTCTTTGATTTCCTGCTTTTGCTGGCTTTCTTCAAACTGCTGGCGCAGCTGCTTCAAATCTTCCGCATACCGCCGCTGTACCTCATACAGTGTAGGCTGCTGCGAGACTTGCGGACTGGAATAATTCACTTTGCTGGCGTTCAGAATGCGCTCTAATTCATCTGTACGCTGGTTCATGGATCCACGCTGATTCATTTTTTCACCCCCTTCCGCTCAAGTATAGCACAGGAGGGGCAGAGTACAAGGAGGACAAAACAGAACTATGACAGACATCATCTTATCCACCCAGAACGGCGAGCCGGTAGCATCCAGCCGCCAGATTGCCGAGAGCTTTGAGAAGAACCACCGCGATGTTTTGCGGGCTGTTGACGGTCTGAAAGAAGATGTGCGCAATTTTGCGCAGATGTTTTTTGAGACGGAAGCCCCGGACAGCTACGGCAGACCGCAGCGCACTTACCTGATGAACCGTGACGGCTTTACGCTGCTGGCGATGGGCTTTACCGGCAAGGCCGCGCTGGAGTGGAAGCTGAAGTACATCCAGGCGTTCAACGAGATGGAGAAGCAGCTGGCACAGCGCCCGCAGCTTTCCCGGGCTGAACTGATGGCGCAGGCTCTGATTGCCGCCCACGATGAACTGGAGCATAAAGACCGGCAGATCGCGGAACTTACGCCCAAGGGCATCTTTGCAGACGCGGTAAACGCCAGCAAGAAGAGCATCCTTGTGGGCGAACTTGCAAAGCTGCTGTGCCAGAACAGCGTGCAGATCGGGCAGAACCGGCTGTTTGTCTGGATGCGCGAGCACGGATACCTCATCAGAGACCCCAAGCGCAGCGACTACAATATGCCCACGCAGCGCGCCGTGGAGCAGGGTCTGTTTGAGATCAAGGAGACCACCGTGGTGCACTCCGATGGGCACACCAGCATCAACAAGACACCCAAGGTGACCGGAAAGGGGCAAATCTACTTTGTGAACCTGTTTTTGAAGGGCAGAGCCCCGGCGGGCAGGCTGCGCGAGGGAGGGCAAACCACATGACAAAGACGGGCTTCCGCAAGGCGCTTGCAGAGACAGACCGTTGCCGGCCATTCTACTACACCGAGACGATCCGCAGCGGACACGAGTACAAGTACTGCTTTTTGAAAAGCAGAGAGGGCTACACCTTGCGCAACGAGACCACCGGCAATACCGTGTTTTGCGGCTATAACCGCAAGCTGGCAGAAGAAATCATGGTTTACTAAAACCTATTTATTTAAGCTGGCACACATCAAAGAAAAGAGGTTGAAGAAACATGATGAAGGTCGTACAGGGCACCTTCCGGCAGATTCCGTACTGGAAGCTGCGGGGCCGGTTCCACAGCTGCGGATACCGCGATCAGGAAGTCGCTAAGTATATCGGCATTGGCCGGGACACCATGAGCGGCAGGATGCAGGGGCACAATCCGTGGACAAGCGCAGAGATCACAGCAATGTGCGAACTGCTGGACATCCGACAGGATGAGATCGGGGAACTGTTTTTCCCCTCACTTGAGAAAGGAGAATCCGCATGAAGCTCAAATCTACTACTTACTACTGGTTGGCTGCCATTTTTGGCGGCGTTGGAATTGGCACAGCTATGGGCGCAGAGGGCACCGCTCAGACCACCGGATACATCTCCGGCGCACTGTTTGCTGTGTCGCTGGTGCTGATTCTGGCCGCTGTTCTTCTGGCTCGTCTTGGCTTTGCCGCAGAGGACAGGGAGAAAGCCGCAAAGCGGCGCAAGTACGGCAAGATCAACCGCACCCACGCCCGCAACCCGGAGTACCCGGAGAATCAGGAGCGTGGGGCATGATGACGGCCAAAGAGTACGTTGAGGGCAAAGTCAAATCCTACACGCGGCTTGCCGAACGCTGCAGGCGAGAAGCTGAAGCCTCAGATGACATTGTTGTCCGGGCTGGATACTCCGCACGGGCAAAAGTCTTGGAGATGTGCGCCGAAGAAATGGACAACGTGCGGGAGATGCTGCAAGAGGAATCCGAGGAGATCACGTATGCCTGACACTGTCCACCATGTCATGTGGTACACCGTGTACGATGCAAAAACTGGCAATCTGCTTGCATCCGGCACATCTGATATGTGCGCCCGGCGTCTTGGCTATAAAAGCGCAAACAGTTTTGCATCCTCGGTTTATCATTGCCGCAAGAAAAAGAGAAAACCGCACAAGTATTCCTTTTTTCAAGAAGTCATAAAGCGCGATGAGGTGGACAGTCTGCCGCCGATACGCCGCAAAAAAAGAAGAGCCTGCCCGTGCGCCAACACGGACAAGCCAAAAGGGTGATGAGCCTCGCCGCCCATCACCACAAAAATACCACAACGTGCGGCAAACCGCAAGGAGGTAAAACGTGAAAACCTTAATTTTTATCGTTCTGTGCGCAAACCTTGGGTACATCGCCCTTGGCTGGCGGCACAACAACAGGAGGTGAGCGAATGTGCACGGTACAGATTTATGATACAGAGCGCCGATTCGTGAATGAGATCCCGGTGCGAACCACGCTGGAGGGTGTGCAGTACGCGGACGACCTTGCAAAGGAAAGTCCGGCAAGGATTTATGTTGTACTGGACGAACACCGCAGCAAGGTTTACTCGAGGTGAATGTTTATGCATTGTGATGAGAAAAAACAGATCTGCCTGAACTATGCAAGCAACGTGCCGGAGTGGCAGCTTGGTCTCACGCTTGGAGCACTTGCAGACATTGGCGAGGCAGTTTCCACACTTGGCAAAGTGCAGAAAACGGTTGCCGGTGACCTTGCGTGGACAAAAAACAATCCTGACTGCGTCTACATGGGAACGCTCCCTACTGACCGTGCGCTTGCCTGCAAGAATGCCGCAGAGGCACTCGGCAAGGCAATGTACGCGCTGGAGGTAGTTCTTACGCAGTCCAGCCTGTTCCCTACCGCAAAAGACCTTGCCATTGCGGCAGATGCCGCATACAACGTACAGCACCTGACGCTGCAAAGCCGTTGCCGCGTGCACGGATGCCCGGAGGTGGCATACAAACATGGATAAAATGGAAATCTACAACAGCGCAAGAAAAGCCCCGCCGGAAGCCCTACGAAAAATCGCTGCCGGCCGCCTGAAGGGCAAAAGCGATGTCAACCCTATGTGGCGTATCAAGAAGCTGACGGAACTTTTTGGGGCTGCCGGGATTGGATGGAAGTTCGATCCACCGGTTTTTGAGGAGAAGCAGGGCGCAAACGGTGAGGTGGTAGTGCATTGCTTCACCTGCCTTTACATTCGGCAGGGCGAGGAAAAGCCGTGGAGCGCACCGATTCCCGGCGTTGGTGGATCGCTGCTGATCGCAAGAGAGCAGGGCGGTTTGCGCACAGACGATGACGCCTACAAAAAAGCCTACACAGACGCCCAGAGCGTGGCGTGCAAGGCACTTGGCGTGGGCGCAGATGTTTACTGGGAGGCAGACCCTACAAAGTACAGTGCGCGGTCAGAGAGCGTACCAGCAGCACCAAAGCGTGCCCCAGAAGTGCAGGCAGCGCTGGACAGCACGCCGATGACCTTAACGTGTGCTTGTTGTGGCAAACCGATACAAGATGCCATGTACAAAGGCAAGCTCGTCTCCAACACGCATATTGCAAAAACCACAAAAGAAAAGTATGGACGTTTGTTGTGTTGGGACTGTGCCCAGAAGCAACCAAAAGAAGAGAAAGGATTAGAACATGCTTAACGTTGTAGCAATCATGGGTCGCCTTGTGGCAGACCCGGAACTCCGCACCACCCAGCAGGGCACCAACGTGTGCACCTTCCGCATTGCCTGCGAGCGCAGCTATACCCCGAAGGGCCAGCAGCGTCAGGCTGATTTTGTGGATATCGTGGCATGGGGCAAGACCGCCGAATTTATCTGCAAGTTCTTCCAGAAGGGTAGCATGATCGCCATTGACGGCAGCATCCAGACCCGGCATTACCAGGGCAAGGACGGCAGCAACCGCACGGCGGTGGAAGTTGTGGCGAACAATATCAGCTTTGCAGGCGCTAAGGCGGCAGACAAGCCCGTTGCACGCGATTTTGAACAGCAGACGCAAAACTACACCCACGAAGCAAAAACCGCACAGAGCACCCCGCAGCCCGCCTACACGCAGGGCAGCATGGATGATTTTGCCGTGATCTCGGACACCGATGACCTGCCGTTCTGAAGGAGATGATGAAAACAATGAGCGTAAAAGGATATAAAGTTTTTAATTCTGACTGGACGTGTCGCGGCAAACAGTATTCTTGCCCGGGAATCTTTGAAGAATTTGTAAGTCCGTCTGTCTGCAATGTGGGTATGCACTTCTGCAAGAATGCTGCCGACTGTTTCCGTTACTATGATTTTGACCCGAACAACCACGTTGCTGAAGTGATCGCCCACGGTACGGTTAAAGAGGGCGAGGATAAGTGTGCAACGAACAAGCTGGAAATCGTGCGAGAAATCCCTTGGGCTGAAGTCCTTGAGGTTGTGAACACGGGAAAGGCTTGCACTGGACGTTGCAACAGCGGCAACTGCAACAGCGGCAACTGCAACAGCGGCGACTGGAACAGCGGCGACTGCAACAGCGGCAACAGGAACAGCGGCGACTGCAACAGCGGCGACTGGAACACTACATCCTTTTCCAATGGCTGTTTCAATACGGTATCACCCAAAATCTATATGTTTAACAAGCCTACTGACTGGACGTTTGAGCAGTGGTTTAACTGCCGTGCCCGGCGTTTGCTGAACGAAATTGACGATTGCCCGCTTGAGTACGTCTATCTGTCTGATATGACCGACGAAGAAAAGGCGGCGCACCCTGAAGCTAAAACGACTGGCGGTTATCTGAAAGGGCGCACCACAGCGGACAACGCCCGGAAATGGTGGGAGGGGCTTAGTGCCGATGATCGAAACGTTATACTCAGTTTGCCGAACTTCGACGCGGCGATTTTCAAGGAAATCACGGGGATTGACGTAAGCAACGGCTGATACACTTCAAGAGCTGCGCTATCTGGCTATACGGGCGTGCGGAAGTGGGCAACCGTTCCGGCAAGTTACCAGCAAGTTACCGGCAAGTTAAAATCAAAAAGCGTGAGGGGGTGAATTATGGCAGAGAAAAAACGCAGCAGTTTTATTCTGCTGCTGGAACACATCCATACGATGGAAGAACTGACCGATGAGGAATTTGGCCAATTTGTCCGCGCCTATGCAGCGTATGTGGAAACCGGAGCAGACCCGGAGTTTTCAGACCGTTCCATGCGGATGATGTGGAAAACCGTGAAAGCGTTCGACAAGATGAACACGCAGAAATACTCTAGCACATCGGAAGCACGCTCAGAAGCCGGAAAACGTGGAATGAAAAGTCGATGGGGCGCAAAATCAGAAGATAGCAAAGAGAAAAAGGTTATAACAAACGATAACAAAAATAGCAAATGTTATTTTGTTAATAACAAAAATAACTTATCTGTATCTGATTCTGTATCTGATTCTGTATCTGATTCTGTATCTGTTATACCACCTATCGGTGGTATAGAAAGAGACGTTCCCGCTGCCGTGGACATGGAACTGTCAAAAATCGTCCAGCATTATCAGCAAACCATCGGAGACTTCCCACGTTCTGCTCTGGATAAGCTACAAAAGTGGCGGCAGGAGTATAGCACAGAAATGATCCTGCTGGCCATCGACAAAGCCGCAGAAGCTGGGAAGAGGTCATGGAACTACATAAACGGCATTCTTTCCGGGTGGCAGCGGGATGGCATTCAAACGCCGGTGGACGTTTTGGCAAACGAACAAAGCCGACAAGCCAGACCGCGAGGCAAGCAACCAACCGAAACCGTAGACGACCAGCTTGCCCGGGTACTGGCAAAAATGGATCGAGAAAGAGGGTTTGAGACATGACACGGGAGGACGTGGCAAAGCTGATCCGAATGAATTTCACGCTGTATAAGCTTGGTGCAAAGCCTCTGACCGACGAGGAGATGGAAACCACCATTGACGTGTGGGCTTACCAGTTTGGCGATTATGACGGCGATACTGTCAAGAGGGCTTTTCTGGCTGCAAACCGGGTGTGCGTCTACCCTATCACGGTAGCTGACATCTTTAAGCAGCTTTCCCAGAGCCTTGACCCTTCTGCCGAGTGGGATGCTCTGGCCGCTGCCGCGCATAAAGCACAGACGTTTTTGAGCTGGCGCAAGTTCCCTATGGTCATTGGCATTGACGAAAAGGGCGGTCTGTTGCGCAGCGATGGGCAGAAAGAGCTGCAAGCCCTGTATGACCAACTCCCCCCGGCGGCAAAATCCTATGCCGGGAGCGTTGGAGGGCTTGCAGAGCTGGCTGAAATGCCAGACCTTACATACCGCCGTGCCGAATTTTTGAAGCAGGCGCAGGCCGATATCACTACCGCCCCGCGTGAAGCTGCAAGGCTGCGGGCGAGTGAGCCTCTAAGGAAGGAGATTGAAAAATGAGCGAATTTATCGACCGTGAAAAAGCCATCGCAAACATCAAAGCGGCATATTGCTGTGGTTGCGAAAATTACAACGGCGTAAGATGCCGCGCATGTCAGATTATGGACGCGATGGATGTGCTGGAAGATGAACCGGCAGTCGTCCCGGACGTCCAGCGCTGGCGCAAGACCGCAGAAGAGCCACCGACTGAAAAAGATTCTGCGCACGGAAATGTTCTCGTGAAGTACATGGATGCGACTTTTGCTCAATCAGCAACGTGGGACACCGTGGCCAGTGCGCCAGATCTTTTCACGCTTTGGATGCCGATGCCTAAGCCGCCGGAGGCACTCAGATGACGTGCAAGACCTGCAAAGACTGCCCCGCCCGGTATCCTGCCTGCCATGACTACTGTCCGCAGTTTGCCGCTTGGCGCAAAGAACACGCCAAAGAGACGGACTATAACCGGAAAATGACCGTGTCCGGCAGGGTCTACCGCTACGACTACGAGGACAAGCACCGGGAGCGGGGCAGAAAGCGCTATCTGGTCGCAAATGGAGGAGACAAATGAAAGTTTTAGTTGCCTGCGAGGAATCGCAGGAAGTTTGCAAAGCGTTTCGTGCCCGTGGCCATGAAGCCTACTCGTGCGACTTGATTGAACCGTCCGGCGGGCATCCAGAATGGCATATTCTCGGTGACGCTCTCAAGGCTCTGACGGGGGGGGGGCAAGTCGTGACAATGGACGGCGTAACGCATGACATTGGCAAGTGGGATTTGCTCATTGCACATCCGCCCTGCACATACCTGTCGAACGCTGGCGCACGGTTTCTTTACCCGAAAGGCGTTCTGAACGAACAGCGGTTGCGTAAAGGACTGATGGCAAAGGATTTCTTTCTGCAATTCTTATGGGCTGATATTCCGAAGATTGCGGTTGAAAATCCGATTCCATCATCTGTCTACTGCTTGCCAAAATACACGCAAACTATTCAGCCGTACCAGTTCGGGCATCCGTTCAAAAAGAAAACGTGCCTTTGGCTGAAAGGTCTGCCGGAGCTTGAACCAACCGATGAAATACCGCTTGAGCAATGCGAAAGCACAAAGGTTGCCGGGAATTGGTTCAATCATGGCGGTAAAGACCGACAAGCGAACAGAGCAAAAACATTTCCGGGCATTGCAAAAGCAATGGCCGAACAATGGGGGTAAGCAGATGAAACCGAAAACGAAATCCGAGCTGATGGCAGAATGGGAAAACCAGCCGGATCAGCTCAAGAAAGAACGGGAGGCCAAGGCCGTCCGCAAGGCAATGGACGATGCCCGCGCCGTGATTCAGGATGGACTGACCCGGTATGTCAAGAAAAAGACCAAAGCCCGCAGCATGGCAAAGGCTGAAGCTGACCCATTTGCTGAGCTGGAAGGCTGGGAAAGCATGGAGCAGATCCAGGATGCCTACGGCTACGGCGAGATCACCGCCGACAGACGGGACAAACTCACCGATTTGTGGGAAGCCCGGGAAGCTGCCAAGAACAGCCGCAAGGGCTCGGACAAGTACACCGACCTTGTGACGGAGATGCTGGAGACAGCCATCCGCCGGGTGGGCGGAGAGTACGCAGATATGCTGTTTGAGTATGACCGGCAGCGCCGGGAAGCTGAAAAGCAGTGCGAGCAGCTGGCAATGGAAAGGATGATGAAAAAATGACCGATAAACATTACATCGAATGCACTGGGATTCAGATTCCCGCCGTTAAGGTATTGGCATGAACGGAAAGAAAAAGAAGTTAAAAGTTCTGGAACTTTTCGCCGGAACACGCAGTATCGGAAAGGCCTTTGAAGAGAAGGGGCATGAGGTGTTTTCCGTTGAGTGGGACAAGGATTTTGAAAATATTGATCTTTACGCCGATATTTTGAGCGTCAGCGCAAATGATATTTTATCAAAATTCGGTCACCCAGATGTAATTTGGGCAAGTCCAGACTGTACTACGTTCAGCATCGCCGCTATTAGTCACCACAGGAAAAGAAACCCGGACACAGGGAATCTTGACCCAGTGAGTGATTATGCAAAGTTCTGTGATAAGGTCGATCAGCACGTTTTACAGCTTATAAAAGACCTTGACCCGATACTTTATTTTATTGAAAACCCACGGGGCGGAATGCGGAAAATGATTTGGATGAAATCTTTGCCGCGCTATACCGTTACATATTGTCAGTACGGCGATACACGAATGAAACCAACTGATATTTGGACAAATCATCCTAATCCGCAGTTTAAGCCTATATGTAAGAACGGTGATCCGTGCCATATTCCAGCCCCTAGAGGGAGCAAAACAGGAACACAGGGCTTGAAAAACAGTAGAGAGAGAAGTGTTATACCTAAACTGCTTTGCCAACATATTGTTGATATTTGCGAAACGGAGTGCTTAGAAAAATGAGCGATAAAAGGTTGATTGATGCAAACGCCCTGCGTCAGAAAATCGAAAAGTGGGCAGATTCGGCTGACAACTCTATTTCGTTTGCCGATTCTGTTGAGAGCTTTGCATATGATGAGGTGCTGGACGCAATCGACGCTGCACCAACTATCGACCCGGAAGCGCTGCAGCCGGTGGCACATTGGGTCTGCGAGGAAGACTATGATGGAGACCCTGTTGTTTGGACGTGTTCTCGTTGCAAAGATTCTTCCATCATGTATGATGGCACGCCGAAGGACAATGGGTTTAAGTTTTGCCCCTACTGTGGCGCAAAGATGGAGGAATAATCAAAATGAAATTGATGGGAGGCAATGGATTGAAAATAACCCTTTACGGTGACCCCCGCACAAAGAAAAACAGTGCACGCATCCTGCAAGGACGCGGAGGGCGGCGATTTGTAGCCCCAAGCGAGGCGTTTGAGGAATACCAGACCGGATGTCTATGGCAGCTACGCGCCCCGCCTGAGCCTATTTCTGCCCGCGTGAACGTGCGGTGCGTGTACTACATGGCTACCCGGCGCAAGGTTGACCTTGCAAACCTAATCGAGGCCACCTGCGACATACTGGTAAAGGCCGGTATGCTGGCAGACGACAACAGCCGCATCGTTGCCGCCCACGATGGCAGCCGGGTGGATTACGACAAGCAAAGCCCCAGAGTTGAGATCTGGATCGAGGAAATGGAGGAAGAACCTTGAAAGCACATATCACGACAAAATGCAAACCGTGTCCGTTCTGCGGATCAAGAGCGGATGAAATTGAAAACATCACCGGGCTGAGCATGATCGCCTGCTCCAACTACAACGGATGCGGCGCAATCGTCAGTTTTAACAACAAAAACTGCGATGAGCGCGGTGTTTCTCCGGTGGTGTATTTCAACCGGAGAGCAGAACAGGAGGATAAAAATGGATGAAACAATGATCGGCGTTTTCAAGTGCCGCTGCTGCGGAGCGGAAATCAAGGAAAAGACGAACGTTACAAGGTCTGTTGCTTGGGCAATCAGAGACATGATAGACGGACGTTGCGATGCTCAATCGACTACTGCTATTCCAAAATCGTCCATTCCAGAACGGTTTATCGTTCACTGGTGCGAAAAGACAAAATTTTGCGTCTGCGATCTTATCGGATGGGAAATAGAGGAGGGAGACAATGACCCGCACGTGGACACCTGAAAACGAACAGCCAAAGCCACGCACCGGCGTGGACTACCACACGGTCAAGGCGTGGTTCCAGCAGTGCCGGGATATGGCTGCGGCGGTTGAAGCCCAAAAACAGAAGATCCAGCGCATCCGGGAAGTTGCCGAAAAGACCACCCCAAGCCTGAACGGGATGCCCGGCGGCTGTGGTGCCGGTGACAAGGTCGGGCTTGCTGCAGCAGATATCACGGACGAGCAGCGCCGTCTGCAGCAGATGGAAACAGACCTTTGCCTGCTGCGCATTGAGGCCACCCGGCGGGCGTACTGTATCACGGCAAGCAAATCCAGCAAAAAACAGGCTGACTGCCTGTGCCTGTACTACGTCAAGAACAAAAAGCAGCGCGAGGTCTGCGAGGAGCTGGGGCTTTCGGAAGAAAACCAGGTCTCCATCTACATCAAGTGGGGCAGCATCTATCTGGCAGAGATTTGGGACAGCTTCGGCAATGCTGCACAAACCGCACAAAACCCGCCCTGATTTTTTGCAATGCACCTTCATACTGCAAATATCCAAATGACACAGGCATTGTGCTAAAATTGGTATAAGCGGAATCGCCGAAAGCGATAAGACGCTTGCCACGCAGTCTCCGAAACGAATCCCCCCCAAAATGCTTTCCTCCCAAGGCTTGACCGGCATTTTTCTTCCTCTCGTTTCGCGGGCTGCTTCTATGCCGTTATAGCTCAATTGGCAGAGCGCCGCCGAGTTAAGGCGGGACAACGTTGGTGACACATCTCGGACATCACTGCGCACTTAACCAATGCGCATATGCAGCCTTGATGGTGCCGGTTCGAATCCGGTTAACGGCTCCGACACGCTGCTCTCCCGAAGCAGCGACCACCTGACGCATGGGCTGACATCCCGATTGTGGCTGCGTGTAGAGTGGCAGGGTATCCTTACCTGTCCTCACAACCTCCGCACGCACCGGAGGCCACATAATCCGTACACCGGTTTCCATAAACCCCCGGCAGGATGTGCGTCAACAGAACCAGCATGGAAACGTGCTGGTTTTTCTTTTGTTATATGCCGCCTGAGCGCAGTTTGGAGCGCGGCGCGTGTGTGTAGACACGGCTGGTTCGATTCCAAGGGCGGCTTTTTATATTCCCGTAGTTCAAGTGATGGAACAGCGGTCTCCAAAACCGCAGGCTGCAGGTTTGAGCCCTGCCGGGAATGCCATTTGCGTACCCTGTGAGGGGGCTGCGCAGATAGCGGGGCATTCGGCCGCGAAAGTTCCGGATGCAGCGGCGCTCCACCGTTTACGTTGTCCGAGAAACTGAATGTATACCGGGAGCGCCCGGGCGGTTTTTATTTTGCAGGGAGGTGAGCGGATGGCACGAAAAAAGAAAGCGATGGATTTTTCTTCCCTCGACCTGAACCTTGATGCACTGGGCGACTGGGGCGGCGGTGCGAAAGGCAGAGCCAAAGACAGGCGCAAGCTATACGTTGCAAACCGCCGGAATATCCGGCTGTATAACAGGCGTACCGGAAAGGGCAAGCGCTACGCAAAGCCCGGTACACGTGATCTGGAGTTCTGAGAGGAGTAAGGCATGGCACGGCGTAAGATAGACCCGGAGGCGGGACGTGCCACGCAGTTTAAAGCAGGCGGTAAACAGGCACAAACCGCAAAAAAAGGCGGCATTGCAAGCGGCGTGGCAAAACGGAAGGCAAAGACCCTATCCTCCATTGCATCGCAGATCGCCGCAGCACCCATCACCAACAAGAAAAATCTCAAGCAGCTTGAGACGCTGGGCGTGGATACGGCAGAGGGCGTGACCAACAACGCACTGATCTCTGCCGGTGTTTACATGGCAGCCGCCAGCGGCGATATGAAAGCCGTAGAGAAGTGGGAGGAATGGACAGAAGCCAGCAGCGCCGCCGGGGAAAGCAGCTTTGAGTTGCCCGCCCGGTGCATTGGCAAAGCGTTTGTTGACCTGAACCGCCACATAGAGCCCAACCGCTCCTACATATTCAAGGGCGGACGTGGTTCTACAAAATCCTCCTACATCAGCCTAAAAATCATCGAGATTTTGCGTTGCAATCCAGAGATGCACGCTTGTGTCTGCCGCAAAGTCGGCGGCACCATGCGTGACAGCGTATATGCACAGATCAAATGGGCAATACACGAACTGCGGCAAGACAACCGATACAACTGCAAGGTATCGCCTATGGAGATCACAGACAACGTGACCGGGCAGATCATCTACTTCCGAGGACTGGACGACGAGACCAAAATCAAGTCCATCAAGCCGCCTTTTGGTGCAATCGGCATTCTATGGGTAGAGGAAGCAGATCAGATGGACGGCGCAGAACAACTGCGCAGCGTCCGGCAGTCCGCACTGCGCGGAGGAGATGCCTACGAGTTCATGAGTTACAACCCCCCGGCGGCTGCCCGCAACTGGATGAACCGCTTTGTGCTGGAACAACACGAAGACACCGTTGTTCACAATTCCTGCTATCTGGATGTGCCGGAAGAGTGGCTTGGAGCGTTTTTCTTACAGGGAGCAGAAGCCCTGAAGGAAAACAACCTGATCGCCTATAAGCACGAATACTTGGGCGAGGTGACCGGCTGCGGCAAGGAAGTTTTTACCAACATCCGGGCAGAAAAGATAGACCCCGCAAGGTTTGAGCGCAAGTATCACGGCATTGACTGGGGCTGGTATCCTGACCCCTTTGCCTATAACTGCATGAGTTACGACGCAGCCCGCAAGACCCTGTATATCTATGACGAGATCACCGTGCGGCGCACACGCAACGAGGATACGTTCAAGATGCTGCAAGACCGGCACGTTATGGAGCACCCGGAGAGCGAGCGACTGACCGCAGACAGCGCGGAAAACAAAAGCTGCACCGACTTTACCGCATGGGGCATCAAGTGCCTGCCCGCTATAAAAGGCCCCAACAGCGTGGGGCAAGGCGTGAAGTGGCTGCAAAGCCTGACCGCCATCGTGATAGACCCGGTGCGATGCCCGGACACCCTTAAAGAGTTTACCGAGTACGAGTATGACGCGGACAAGAACGGCGATCCACTGCCAGGCTACCCCGACCACGATAACCACCACATAGACGCTACACGATACGCCATGGAACTTGTGTGGCACAAGCCCGGAAAATAAGGAGCAAAGCAAGTGAGAACATACCAAGACCTTGAAGCGGTGCAGAACGACCCCGCAGCCAAAACCGCTTTTGTGCAAAGCTTTATTGCCGAGCACGTCACAAGCGCCCCAGTGCGTACCGCTGAAAAGGCTGATAAGTACGATAAGCAGCTGAACACCGGCGTAGACGATTTTCTGGACGCGCTTGCTGATATCGATTACAAGCTGAACGGCATCACCAAGAGAGCCCGCCCGGAGACCGTAAAAAGCAACTCCTTCCACAGGCTCAACGTGCAGCGCGTGGCGTACAGCCTTGCAAACGGCATCACTCTGCCGGGCGAGGACAACGCAAAGGCAAATCTGGGCGAAAGTTTTGACGAGCGGCTTTACCGACTGGGCTACCTTGCCTGCATCCACGGGGAAAGCTTTGGCTTTTGGAACAACGACCATCTGGACGTGTTCAAGTTGACCGAGTTTGGGCCCCTGTATGACGAGCAGGACGGCACCATGCGTGCGGGTATCCGGTTCTGGCGATTGCAGCCGGACAAGCCCATGCACGCAGTTTTGTACGAGGAGAGCGGCTACACCCTCTACACCGAGGACAGCAAGGGCGAGCGCCTGTTGCATCAGTACGGAGAGCAGCAGCCTTACAAGACCACCACGACCACAACCCCCGCCGGGGACGAGATCGTAGAGGGCGAGGGCTACGGAACGCTGCCCATTGTGCCGTTGTGGGGCAGCAGCGCCAAGCAAAGCACGCTGGTCAATCTCAAGGGTTATATTGACAACATTGACCTGATCGTCAACGGCTTTTGCGACGATCTGCGCGAATGTGCTCAGGTGTACTGGCTGATTTCCAACTACGGCGGCATGAATGATGCTGACCTGCGCAAGTTCATGCAGCGGCTGCGCTTCAACCACGCCGCCAACGTGGACAACGCCGGAGACAACGGCGGCAGTGTGCAGCCCTACACGCAGGAGATCCCCACACAGGCGCGGGAGACCCTGTTGCAACGACTGCACAGTTCCCTGTATGAGGATTTCGGCGGTCTGGACGTGCATTGCGTGAGCGCAGACAGCACCAACGACCATCTGGAAGCGGCCTATCAGCCGCTGGACGAGAACGCCCGGGACTTTGAGCAGCAAATCACCAAGTTTGTGCGTCAGGTGCTCAAGATCGCCGGTCTGCCGGATGCAAAGCCGCAGTACACCCATGTGCGCATCTCCAACACCAAGGAGCAGGTGGACATGGCGATTGCGGAAGCGACCATCATCGGCAACGAGATGGCAATAGAACTGCTGCCCAACCTGACGCAGGAGCAGAAAGAGCAGGCAAAGGCTGCGCTGATGGCAGAGAGCGCAACGCGGGAGACCACAGACGAGGAATAGGAGGACAACGACAATGTCTGAAAACATCATCGGCAAGTTTGTCATTGAACTGGACGAAAACGACCGGAAGCTTTTGGAACGGTTTGCAAATGCAGTTGAACTGATGCAGCCGACAACGATAGATTGAAATCCGCCAAAAGTCCGGGCGGTCTGAATTGACGAGCTCGGAAACATCAAATGGGAGCCAGCAGGGAAAAAACGATGACCGACCTTGACCGTATCTCCACCCGGCAGCTGAACAGGCTGCGCCGCCGCATTTTGCGGGTCTACGGCACCGCCCGCCGGGAAATGACCGAGCAGCTGACTGAGTTTCTGGAGCATTACCAGAAGTTGGACGCCTACAAGCGGGCGCAGCTGGAAGCCGGGAAGATCACCGAGAGCGACTATCGCACATGGCTGCGGAATCAGGTGTTTCAGTCCGAGATGATGCACCAGAAGCTGGACAACATCACCCAGACGTGCACCACAGCCCAGCAGACGGCATACAAGCTGGCGCGAGATGAACAGTACGATATCTTTGCCCTTGGCGCAAACTGGGCGTTCTACGAGCTGGAACAGGCCGCAGGCGTGACGTTCAATCTGACCTTGTACAACACCGAAGCGGTCAAGCGGCTGCTGCTGGAAAACCCCAAGTTGGTGCCAAACAAGCGCATCAAGAGCGAGAGCAACAAGACCTACGACGCCCGGGTGTTCAACCGGTACGTCATGCAGGGCATCGTGCAGGGCAAGAGCGTCCACGACATCGCCGTGCAGGCTGTGAAAGGCATGGCAGACACAGAGGTGCACTGGGCGATGAACAACGCCATCACAGCCCTTACAGGCGCGCAGAACGCCGGGACGATGCAGCAGCTGCGCAACGCTCAAGCCATTGGCATTGAGGTGCAGAAACGCTGGAACAGTACGTTGGACTACCGCACCCGCGAGATGCACCGGCTGCTGGATCAGGAGACCGCCGCCCTTGACGAGCCTTTTAAGGTGCAAGGATACGAGATACAGTACCCCGGAGACCCCAACGCAGCGCCGGAAATGGTTTATCACTGCCGGTGTAAGGTGACCGGGACGCTTGTAAAGTACCCACGGCAGAACGCCCAGCGGCGGGAAAACATCATCACGCTTGAGGACACCGGCATGGTAAACGCAAAGGGCAAGCCGATTAAGGTGCGCACAAAGAAAGCCGTGTCGGAAATGACCTATACCGAGTGGTACAAGGCAAAAGGCGGCACGGAAAAAGAGCAAATGTGGTGGGCAGAAGAGAGAAAACGGAGAAAGGAGAGTACCAAGAATGAGTAAACGCGGCTCTGGTAGTTCTACAAGGGCAAGTAGTGGCTTTGTAGACCATTCCAGATATGCAAAACAGCACAACGATATTGTTTCTTTTGTAAAAAAACAAGTCGGTGTTGATTTGAACAAATACCGGGACGGTGATGGTTCTTCTCCGTCAACAAGCTCTTTTTGGGAAAAAGACGGCGCAAAAGTCGCATTTGACCTGAAAGGAATGTCATTAAGTGACCGCACAAAATTGATGCAGCTTGCCCAAAAGCCTTTCGGAGTTGTCGTTGAACCAGCTGGCGGGTGGGTTGGATTTGTTTCCAGAAAGAAGAAAAAGTAAGGCTTGGAGGGATAAAACGTGGTTCTGCCGATGGAAAACACCGAGAAAATGATTTTTTCGGGCGTGGGCAAGTATGGCATCCCTGAAATCAAGCCAGAAACGGACATCCGCATTGACAAGCTAGAATGGATCCCGGTCAATTATGCGCTGACAGCCAAAGACAAGGCCACAAAAGGCGTGCATTTTTACAAGGACGATTACCAGTTTGAACGGTTCTGGAACAACCCAGACAAATACATTCCCCTTTTGCAGCAGTTCGGCGCGGTATGTTCGCCGGATTTTTCTTTGTACAGTGATATGCCGCTTGCGGTGCAGCTTTTCATGCACTACAAAAAGCACTGGCTTGCCGCATACTGGCAGGCGCACGGCATTCACGTTATCCCAACGCTTTGCTGGTGCGGAGAGCAAAGCTATGACTGGTGCTTTGACGGCGAGCCCAGAAACGCCATCGTGAGCATTTCGAGCCACGGCACACAATCTGACCCATACGAAGCAGAATGCTTTGCCAAGCACTGCCGTAAGGCGCTGGAAGTGCTGCAACCGAGCGGCATCTTGTGGTATGGCAAATGCCCTGATGAATTTGACTGGAACGTTACCAAAATAAAACCATTCCAATACGAAAGGAGACATTACCGTGAGTAAACGAGGTTCGGGCAGCTCTGCGAGAGTGGGCGGTGGGCTCAAACGCGAGGGCGTTACAGCTACATATTCAGACGGTACGACAGCGACAATCATGAAAGTAAAAGGTGCTGATGGAAAGAATATGTATTTTTCCAAAGACAAGTTTGGAAACTACAAAGAAATTGAATCCATGCACGGCGCAAATATGTCTGTTTCTCAGATTGCAGACAACGCTAAGAAAAACGGCGGAAAAGTAACCATTCTCAAAGAATCTGATTTCAAAAAAGAGGATGCAGCAAACAAGGCTTACCAAGACTATATCAACAAACACCAGATTGATTATTCTCTTGGCTATGGACTTGGCCCTGGATTCAGCATTGATAAAGCGGCGAGAAAAAGAGCGAGAATGAGCAGGCTTGCAAATCGGAGACGAAAATAACCATGAACTTTAACTACGACATCAAAGTCACCGACAACACCCCGCAGCTGAACGAAGCGCTGGAAGCGTGGGTGGAAAGGGTGCTGACCATCTGGGGCATGAAGGTGCAGGACTACGCGCAGCTTCTTGTTCCCACCGGAACGGCAGACAGCACCGGCATAGAGGGCTATGTGGGCGGTGCGCTAAAAGCATCCCTCACCTACGTTGTATCTGCGGCGCAAAAGACCGTAACCATCGGCTCAAACCTGTTTTACAGCGTGTATGTGGAGCTTGGCACCGGTATTTTTGCCGAAAAGGGCAACGGACGCAAAACGCCGTGGGTCTGGCAGGACTTCAATGGCAAATGGCATTTTACCCGTGGCATGGCTCCCCGCCCCTTCCTGCGCCCGGCGGTGGAAAATCATATCAAAGAACTGCAAGAGATTGCAGTAGAGGAAGGAAACAAGGAGGCATAAAAACATGACAGAACTTGAAACTTTGAGTGCACGGCTTGAAGCTGCTGCTAAAAGGCAGATGGAAGCTGATGAAGCATATCACAAAGCCGCCGAAGAGGTGGAAAGCATAAAGGCAGAAATGGTGAGAGTAAAAAACAAGCGAGAAAAAGAACTTCAAACAATTTGCTTGGGGTATCTTCTCTACCTCTAAAATTTAATACCTAGCGGTTGGCGCACAGCGTCAGCCGATTTTTTATGCCGTTTTCGCACAACTGGCAGTGCTCCCGGCTCATAACCGGGTAGTTGCAGGTTCGATTCCTGCAAGCGGCACCACACCGGCAGCACGTCCGGCAAAATAACCTGATTGCCAAGCATGGCAGCCCAAGCAAGGGCAGAAAGGACTAACACACATGGCACTCAAAAGAGCAGATATCCGCAAGATTCTGGAAAACGCCGAAACCTCCAACGATGACAAGGCAAAAGCCATTCTGGACGCCTTGCACGAGGAGACCGACGCCCTCCGGGACGAACTGGATACCGAGAAAAACGCCCGCGTTGCAGCGGAAAAGGAACGGGACGCAGCCAACAGCGGTAAGCAGACCGCAGAACAGGCGCTGAACGACTACAAGACCCAGCAGACCGCAAAGGAATCCAGAGCCGTAAAGGAATCCAAGTTCCGGGAGCAGCTCAAAGCCGCAGGCGTGCTGGAAAAGTACTTTGACCGCATCGTGCGCTTGTCTGGCGAGGACATCGACAAGATGGAACTGGACAGCAAGGGCAACGTGAAGAACGTGGACAAGCTGGCTGAGAGCCTGAAAACCGATTGGAGCGATTATGTGGGCAGCACCACCACCAAGGGCGCACAGGTGGACAACCCGCCCGCAAACACCGGTTCCAAAATGACCAAAGAACAAATCATCAACATCAAAGACGCAACCGAGCGTCAGGCAGCCATCGCGGCAAATCCTGAAGCGTTCGGACTTGCAGCAAAGGAGTAACACATGGCAGCACCCGAAAATCTGACTACCGCATCTCAGATCACCACCACTATCCGCGAAATCGACTTCGTGACCCAGTTCCAGAAGAATTGGGACGCGCTGCGCACCATTCTGGGCATCTCGCGCCCCATCCGCAAGGCACCCGGCACTAGGCTGGTATCCTACAAAGCCACCGTTGACGGCGGCCTGCAGGGCGGCACCGCTGTGGGCGAGGGCGAGGACATCCCCCTGACCAAGACCAAGGTCGAGCCTGTGACCTATGCCGACATCGAACTTGGCAAGTGGGCTAAGGCCGTTTCCATCGAAGCCGTCACCAAGTACGGCGCAGAAGTGGCCGTGGATCGCACCAATATCGCTTTCCGTAACGAGCTTCAGAAGAAGGTTCTGACCGACTTCTACACCTTCCTCAAGACCGGCAAGCTGGTCGGCACGCAGAAGACCTGGCAGCGTGCGCTGGCTATCGCAAAGGGCGCAGTCCTGAAGCGCTTTGCAAACGACAATCTGGACGTGACCGAGGTCGTGGGCTTTGCCAACATCATGGACTTCTACGACTATCTGGGCGACAAGGAAATCACCGTTCAGACCGAGTTTGGTCTGAACTATGTGAAGAACTTCCTCGGCTACAGCACCCTGTTCCTTCTGCCTGACGCTTTCATCGAGCAGAAGAAGGTGATTGCCGTCCCTGTGGAAAACATCGACCTGTACTACGTTGACCCCGCAGACCGCGACTACGCCACCATGGGCGCAAACTACACCGTTTCCGGTGAGACCAATCTGCTTGGCTACCACACCGAGTACAACTACAAGAACGCCACCACCACCAACTACGCCATCATGGGCATGAAGCTGTGGGCAGAGTATCTGGACGGTATCGCGGTCGTGACTGTCGGCGCGTCCAACACCGAGCCTGCCGTTGCGGCGTCTGAACTCGGCGGCTGATACGAAATAAGGAGGTGACCCCGCATGACTGTGCCAGAGCTGTGCGTTTACACGCACAATTTTTTTGACCGGTATGATGACCCCACCGCCGGGGAATTTACCTTTACGGCAGATACTGTCCCCGCTGGAGTGTCCGCCGGGCAGTATTTCCTTGTGTGCGGGTCTATCTTTAACGACGGCGTGCACAAGGCGGGAGACGGAGACCTTACCCCGGAAACCTTCACCGGCACGGTGCAGCCTATGCGCGTCCCTCCTGATTTTGTGGCGCTTGCCCAGAAGATCACCGACTACGATGCAGCCACCCCCGGCGGTGGGCGCTATGTTTCCCAGTCCTTCAACGGCTGGAGCGGCACCATGGCCACCGGCACGGACGGCTTGCCCGCAGACGGCTGCACCCACTACCGCCGGGAAATCAACCAATGGAGGAAACTGTAATGCCTGTAAACGATTTCACTAAATTCACCGTGATGGAGAATTTCACAAAGAAGTTCTGCTTTATGGTCAAAAAGCTGGTATCGGACGGCCTGTTTGGCTCTACTACCACATGGGAGGACGGCATGGAGTTCCTTGCCATCGAACGCCATGACCAGACCATTGAAGCACAGCAGGCAGAGCAGCAGGGCACGGCATCCACCTACTCCCTCTATGTGGATAAGGACATCAAGCTGTCCCCCTTCGACCGCATCAAGCGGCTGGACGATGGGCAGACCTACGAGGTTACCACCGCGAGCAGCGACAAGATTTCCCCCGCCGAAAGCCAGATGAATCTTGCCGTTGTGCAGTGCAAAAAGGTGGTGCTTTCCTGATGGGCGCAGAAGAAGCCATTACCACGGCGCTGAACAGCTTTTTTACGATGTTCGATGTTCCTGTATACCCAGAGGATTCCGTGCCGCCGGGCTCTTCCCTACCCTATATCACGGTGCTGCCGGTCATCCCCAAAGGTTTTGACGAGAGCAGCACCTTCCATGCGCGGCTGTGGTATCCGGTAGACGGCGGCAAGCTGCCCATCATCCGCAAAACAGACGAGATGCGCGCTGCCCTTGGCGATGGGCTTACCATCGAGTGCGAGGGCGGCGCAATTCTTTTATGCGCAGGCAATCCGTGGGCGCAGTCTATGGACAATCCCCCGGAAAAATACCTGTGCACATACCTTACTTTTGACGTCACATCCTTTGTGGTGTGAGAAAGGATAACGCATGAACAAAATGTATCACGCCATTTCGGCAGATGCTTTCAAAAAGCTGCAGTTTCAGGCCGGCGCACTGCTCAAGAAGTTCGACCCGGCGGGCACTACCCCCATTGCAGCGGAGGATATGATCTGCCTGACTTCCGGCGGCATCACCGTCAGCTGCAAGCCTAACACTGTGGATCTGGGCGATGGTCTGGACGAGGTGCCCGAAAACACTTGGCAGCTGAAGCACATCACCCGCTGGGATTGTGGCCTGTCTACCACCTGCATGACCGTGAGTGCCGACACCATCAAGCTGGAACTGGGCGCTGCAGACGTGGAAACCAACAAGATCACCGTGCGTGAGGATTACAAGGACACGGATTTTCAGGACATCTGGTGGCACGGCAATCTGATCGGCGGCGGCTATGCTGCTGTCAAGCTGATGAAGGCCGTGAGCGATGGCGGCCTTGAGCTGAAAACCACCAAGGACGGCAAGGGCAACCTCAACCTGAGCCTGAAGGGCCACTACGACATGACCGACACCAGCAAGGTGCCTATGGAGTTCTACGTCAAGGAGGCAGAGTAATGATCCTTACCATCAATCTTGACCCCGTGGAAGCCCTGCCCAAGCTGTATGACGCGGTGGACGGCATCACCCGCATGATCATGGACGCAAAGGACAACGTGGATAACCCGGAGACCAAAGCCGCCCGGGAGACCATTGTTGCCAACGCCATGAAGCTGCTGGGTGCAGAGCCTTCCGAAACCGCAGAGGGCAAGAAAAAGCTGACCCCGCGCGAGTTTGCGCTGGCTGCGCTGGACTTTATCAAGCCCCTGATGAAGCTTGACCCGCAGCGCACCATGAACGCCCTACACCAGCTGTACACGCTGGAAAAGGGCGAGAAGGACACCCTGCCCAAGGCGTTCACCGCGCTTACCAAGTCCGTGATGCAGGAGGACATGCAGGATTTTTTGTCATCGCTGGCCGACTTGAACGGCCTGAGTTTTGGCACTACCTCTGCCGAGCCGACCTCCAGCATCTCCGCGCCTACGGAATAAAGTATTTCGTCTGGTTCGTCATCAGCGAGATGCGCGAACGCCACCGCACAAAGGCATACCAGCTTTATACGGCTGATATGCTTTTTCTTTGTGCTGTATCGCTGGGGCAGCAGGTGGAGCAGTCCTTCAGCGAGATCATGGCAGAGTACGACAAGCCGCTATCCCAGCGCCGCCACGAGACCACGCTGGAAGAAGCGCAGGCGTGCTGGGAAAAGACGCTTGCAGACAGTAAAAAAGCCGCAGAGCAGAACGGAGGTGGTGAGACCTGACTATTTTTAATTTGATGGCCACTTTGGGGCTTGATACCTCCGAGTATGAGCAGGGCATCGAGCAGGCCAGAAAAGAGACGCAAAGCGCCGCAAACTCGCTGAACCGCAGCGCAAACACCGCCGGGAGCGGCGTTTCAGGCATGGCAAGCCAGTTTGCAGCAGCCAGCGCAAAAGCGACTGTCCTTGCAAATATGCTTACCTCGCTTGGGACAAAGGCGGTAGGCCTTGCAAAAGGCTTTGTGGAGATGGGCATTTCTTATAACGCCCAGATAGAAAAGTACACCACCGGCTTTACCAATATGCTGGGCAGCGCACAGGCCGCGCAGGAAGCCATGCAGGCCATTCAGGAGGACGCAGCCCGCACCCCGTTTGACGTGGCGTCTCTGACGCAGGCAAATCAGCTGCTTATCAGCGCGGGAGAAAACGCTGCGTATTCCCGCAAGGTCATCAATGCACTGGGCGATGCAGTTTCCGCAACCGGCGGCGGCAACGCCGAACTATCCCGCATGGCTGCAAACCTGCAGCAGATTGCAAACGTGGGCAAGGCTGCAACGATAGACATCAAGCAGTTTGCCTATGCGGGCATCAATATTTATCAGGTCTTGGCAGATTACACCGGCAAATCGGTGCAGGAAGTCCAGAAGATGACCATCAGCTACGACCTTCTTTCGCAGGCTCTTATAGCCGCCAGCGAGGAGGGCGGGCGTTACTATAACGCCATGGACACCCAGAGCCAGACCATGAACGGGCGTATATCCACCCTGAAGGATAACGTCAGCCAGCTGGCCGGACTTTTGACTGGAAATCTAACAAACGCTCTTGGTGGCGTTATTTCCAAACTGAACGAAATGGTTATAGCCGCTCAAGACGCATACAAACTTGACGGATGGAGCGGCCTTATCGGGGAAATAACAGGTCTTACCAGCGTTATAAACAAGGCCAAATCCGCTGCTGTTGGCCTGAAAGCTGTTTTTGATGCTTTGAAAAGCGGAGAAATTGGCATTTTCCATGGTGATTGGGATGCTGTTTATAAAAAGGCATTCAATTCAGACCAAGAAAGCAAAAAAATCCAAAAAGAAAGCAGAAAAAACTGGGACACTAACCATAGTGGCATGGTCTGGGACGAAAATGACGGATGGGTGCCCGCTAAAAAAAGCGGAACATCTGGCAGTTCCATCGTAACAAGCCCTTCTGGTTCCTCCGGCAAGAGCACCGGAACAAAATCCAAGACCGAAACCGTCATATCTTCCGTGACGCACACCGCAACCACCACCGCACAGAACGCGCTTGGCGCGGTGACTACAAGCGTTGAGACCCTGCAGGAGAAGGTCAAGGACGCAGCGGGCAACATCAAAGACCGCGTGACCGAGACCACTACCGAGACCGGCAAAGAGATGGTCAACGGCGTTGCTACCACCTATACGCTTGTGACCAAGAAAGTTACGGACACAAACGGCAAGATAAGCACCACGACCAAAAAGGTCTACGCCGATATGTCCAAGACCCTGCTTGGCACCCTGACCACCATTGCGGAAAAGACCTTCAACGGCATCACCACCACCACGCAGCAGGCCGTGGAGACCTACGCGGACGGAAGCCAGCACATCAAGACAACTGCCACCGAGACCGGCGAGCGCATCGTGGACGGCGTGCGGCAGACCTACACCAAGATCATCAGCTACGTTGACGGCGTGCAGGACAAGGTGACAGAGACCGCGCAGAACATCGACAAGAGCATCAAGGCGACCCAAAAGCGCATTGAGGAGAATCTGAGCAAGGCACAGCAGCAGTTCAACAGCGGGATCTTCAAACTGGGTAAAAACCTGTACACCGACCTCAAAAATCAGGACTGGGCGGCGCTTGGTCTGGATATCGTCAACATGATGTGGGGCGAGGTGTCACAGGAGCAGCGCGAAGTCCTGTCCGACTGGGCAAACAAGGCGCTGGAAGCCATCAACGAGGCGTATTCCGGCGGCGGTCTGAGCGAGGCGTTCAACGCTTTTAAGCAGATCATGTCCAACGGCATCAAAGCAGATGCAAACGGCGTCACAACGGACGTTAAGGGCTTGAGCAAAGTGTTTCAGGATCTGGGCATCAATGTTTCCGACGTTGGCAGCAAGATCATGGGCGTGCTGAACACCATTGGCTCCGGCATGGGCAGCTTTGCCCTCAACGCGGGCACGGATATTGCAAACCTTGCCGGGAGCATGGGCAGTCTGGGCACAATCGCAGAGGGCGTAGGCGGGCTGATTGCAAAGGTGGGCAGCCTGATTATCTCGAACCCGGAAGTTGCCGCGATCATCGCCATTGTGGCGGGCGTGGCGGCGCTGGGCGTTGCGATTTTTGCGAAGTTCGGCAAGGGCAAGAGCAGCGGCACTACCAGCACGCAAAAAGCACCATCCTACAAGGACATTCAGGACGCCTACTGGTACGGTAACGAGCGTGCCTTTGCGGGCTACGATTACCGCACCGATCCCTACGTCATGAACCCGGACAACAATGCCATGCTGGCATATCAGTCCAAAATGCAGGCGCAGATGGAGCGGCTCTACGGTGTGGTTGAGAAATATCTGCCGGAAGCCGGAAACAGCGTGATCGCGCTTGACGGCGAGCAGGTAGGACGCATTATCACCCCAAGCGTAAACAGAAGCCTGGGAGACCTTACAGTGCTGAGCGAACGAGGAAACTGATATGTACGAGATCTACGCATACCCCTACGGCAACCCGGATGCAAAGCTGCTGCTTTATCGTCCCAACGACCCGCAGGCGCTGGTGCTGTCCCCCAAGCTGACCCGCGAGGTCAGCAAGGGCGGCAGCCTTGTTTTTACCATGACGCGGGATCATGCACAGTACGATATGCTGCAAAAGCTGAGCACGGTAGTGCAGGTGCGGCGGGATGGCAAAGAAATCTGGCGTGGACGGGTACTGAAGCATGAAGCCGATTTTTACAACCGGCGGGTGGTGTACTGCGAGGGTGCGCTGAGCTATTTCAACGATAGCAGTATCACCCCCTTTAACTACAAGGGCACGCTGCGCCAGTTTTTGCAGCACCTGATCGACGCACACAACGATCAGGTGAAAAGCAAGATGAAATGCTTCCAGCTTGGCACCGTGACGGCGGCGCTGGGCAACCTTGTGGTGCAGTTCGGCGATGCCGACCAATACGGCGTTGGCGAGGACTACGGCAAAGTGTGGGACATTCTGGACAAGCTGGTGCTCAAGGTGTTCGGCGGTTACTTCTACTGCGGCTTTGACGCGGCTACCGGCTACAACGTGCTGAACTATTGCGATCAGGCAGTGGAAGCCAAGCGGCAGACCGCCCAGAAAATCGAGTACGGACGCAATCTGCTCAACCTGAGCGAAACCACAGACGCCACCGACCTTTATACCCGCATCTATCCTATCGGCAACAAGCACACAGTGGACACCTCCAAGTGGTACTACAAGCTCATGTGGTGGCGGGACCCCTCCAAGGATAAGCACGAAGAGCGTTGGGGCATCATGGAAGCAGATGCCGCTACCGTTGCGCAGTATCTGCCTGCATCGGGCTACTCTTACAACTTGGAAGAGGGCTGGATCCAGAACGACACCGCGGTGCAGAAGTTTGGCATCATTACCCGCATCGTGGAACTTGACACCGACAGCGCAAACGACACCTTTGCAGCCGGTGTGCAGGCATTGCAGCAGAACTACGCTATGAAGACCAGCTACGTCATCCGGGCGGTGGATCTCGTAGACGCAGGCTACGATACAGACCGGCTGGATTTTTCCATGTACTCCCATATTATCAGCAAGCCGCACAGTGTGGATGCCGTCATGCTCTGTACCAAGCTGGTGGAACCGCTGGAAAAGCCTGCGCAGAAAGAGTTCACATTTGGCATGACCCGCCGCACCCTGACAGACCGTCAGGTGGCCAATATGGGCACGACAAATCTGCTGGTGGAAAGCGCTTACACCTCCGAAAAATACCATCAGGATATGCTGAAACGGCTGTTTGCCGCCTCCGAACAGGCAAAAAAGGATTCCGATGAAGCCGCCAAGACCGCCACAAACTTTTTGGAGTACACCCCGCAAAACGGCCTCATTGTCCGGCACGATTCTCTGCCCGGCAAGCAAGTGCAGATCCTGAACGATGGCATCCGGGTCATGGATGGCAGCAGCATGGTCAATATCCAGGCCAACGCCATCTCCATCACGGACGGCATGGGCAGCTGTTCCATCAATAGCGGTTCAATTATTTTCAACGGCATTCGCAACAGTAAAATTTTTGAATGGCCTTATCAAAAGGATTCTCATGGCAACCGAATAGGAGAATTTACTGCACAAACAACAAAAATCGACCTTTCTTCCTACTCGTCTGTAATGCTGGTCTATGACACGCATAAAGGCGGAACATGGTTTGCAAGTGGAGGCAGTGCTGGTAGACTTACGGTCGTTCTTCCTGTTAATGGGCAAACGTACTCTTATGCTTATCCGTGGAATACCGTCCATTGGAGAACCGTCAAAGTGAGCGACACGGGAATAACGTTTGGTAGCGGAAACGAAAGAACATCCGACTATAAAAATAACGTTATAACTGGCGTGATACATTTGGAAGTTCCTATTACTGATGGTGTTACGAAAAACGATGAGGTTTGCCGCCCGTTGGAACTATACGGTTTTATGTGAGGAGAACTATGAAACACTTTAAATTCAAGTGTAAGGTCTGCTCTGATGGGCGGCTGTATGCAGGCGGCTGGTGCCACGAAAGCGTCATTCCGAACCCGCTGCCGCCCGACGAGATCCTTCTGGACGATCTGTCCGGTATCACGCATGGGTTCTACACAGATTATCTCTGGGACGGCGAAAATCTGATTTATCATCCGCCTGAACCATCTGCTGAGCCTGCCCCGGCAGTACAGACTTCCGATGACGGAACCGAGGTGACCTACACATGAGAGACTATGCCGCACTGGAAGCGCTCGCCGCCCAAAACCCCCGCATGAACGATATGCGCATCACAACGCCAAAGGGCACACTCTCCATGCGTTCGGACTTTGGGCTGTGGCTCAAGCGCGGCTCTCCGCAGATCGGCAAGCCCGAAACCGATTCTATGCTTGTTGAGGTGCCCGGCGCAGATTTTCTGCTGGATCTGACCCGCTCGGTGGATGGCAGCGTACACTACAAAAAGCGGAATATCTCGATGGATTTTGTCTGCGACCGGCCTAAAACACAATGGGCATATATCCGGTCTAGACTGGAAGCGTTGCTGCAGGGGCAGTGGCTGCACTTCTATTTTGTCCGGGACGGCGAGGTCTGGGCTGGGCAGCTGGACGTAGAGATGACCCCCGGCGAGTACAAGACTTCCGTGAAAATCACAGCAACCTGTGACCCATGGCCAAAGGAGCGCTACTTTGTTTTGGGCGTTTCCAAGCTTGGCACAGACAAGATTGCATAAGGAGGCAGTATGGGCTATCAAAAACAGAATTTTGTAGACTGTCAGGTTCTGAACAGCGCGCAGCTGAACCACATCGAGGACGGCATTGTGGATTTGGAGAGCAATTCAAACACTACGCTTGCTGGCAAAGCAGATAAATCAGAAGTGCAAGCGAACGCGAAAAGCATTTCCGATGAAACCACCCGCGCCAAGGGCGAGGAGCAGCGCTTGGACACCGCCATCACCGCCGAGACCACCCGCGCGCAGGCAGCGGAAAAGGCCAACGCCGACAACATCGCGGCTGAGGTCGAGCGCGCACAAGCCGCCGAAAGTGCCCTATCCACTAAAATCACGGAGGAGACGGAGCGGGCAAAGGCGGCAGAACAGGCGAACGCGGACGGAATTGCCGCTGAAGCGTCCCGCGCCAAGGGCGAAGAGCAGCGCTTGGATACCGCCATCACCGCCGAAACCGCTCGCGCGGAACAGGCAGAGCAAGCGCTGGATACGCGCACCGCAGCCCTCGAATCTTGCGGATTTGTCGTTGTAGACGGCAAAATCTGCGTGAAATATGTCAAACGCTGAAAGGAGCAAAACACATGACTGATAACACTGAGACTGTAGCTGCAGCGGCAACTCTCGTAACCGAGCCTCCCTATCTGGACAAGACCGCAAAAGACAATGGCAAAAAGCTTGACCAGATGACCGCCGCCCTGCTGGGTATGTCCAGCTCGCTGGGCGTGATCGCGCGGGCACAGACCGGCGTGGTGGAGGAGATGGACTATAACGGCATCAAGGCCGTGGTGGCTGCCGGTAACGCACCGGCGGTTTTCCCGGTGGGCACCCAGCTTGTCAACACCTACACCGGCAAGGACGGCAAAGTCTACGACTGCCCGTGGGACGTGGTAAAGACGGACGATATCGCCGAGGGTGAGACCGGCACCACCGCACCCGCAATGGTGCTGCAGATGCACTACGCATCTCTGGAAGATATCCAGTTTTCCGCATATCAGGCCTTTTTCGTTGTGCCGGAGGCTGGCCTTGTGGCTGGCGCCTACAACGTCAAGATGGGGCTGGACTGGGGCAGCAACGTAAAGACTGGTACCGTCTACCAGTTTACTCTGACCAAGAACGCCTCTGCAGGCGCACGCCTGACCGGCTTCTATAATGCACCGGACGTTGCGCCCGCAAACTGGAAGGTCTACGTCTACAAGGATCGGATGAAGTCCGAGCTGCTGGAGACCTGCAACGTGACCGCCGGTGATGCTGGCACGAACCTCGGCACGTTCCTCGCAAAACCCAACGGCAACCTGAACGGCTTGCACCCCGTTGGCTACGGCGACAACCGGTGGTGGAAGTCCGCGTATCGTCAGTACCTCAACAGCGATGCACCCGCTAAAGAGTGGTGGGCTCCGCAGGACGAGTGGGACATGAAACCCGATCAGGCAGACATCGTGCCCGGCTTCCTTGCGGGCTTCTCTGATGACTTCAAGGCTGCCCTGACCCGCGTGAAGGTCGTGACCTACGGCAACACCGTCACCGATGACGGCAGCGCTGTGGTGACCTATGACAAGATTTTCCTGCCCTCGCTGCAGGAGATCTACTGCTCGCCGCAGGTGTCTGGCGAGGGCACCGGCTACTGGCCTTACTGGAAAGAGCGCACCGGCGCAAAGACCCCGCAGGCTCTGTGGCAGACCTACCCGCTGCGCATCACCCGCGATCTGGCACAGCGTACTGTGGGCCGCGATGTGCGGCTGCGCTCTGCGCATCGAGGCAGCGGCGGCCATGCCTTCTACGTGCACTCCAGCGGCGACGTCTACAACTGGTTCGCGGTCGGCGCGGATCGCTGCGCCCCGGCTTGCGAAATGACCAATCTTAAATAATCACCGGGCAATCCCTTGCCCGGTGAGAAAGTGAGTGCTATCCCATGGCAATGCGTAAAGACCAGATACCGGACAATAAATTCACGCTGCCGCTTGACGCGCGTGAGCTGGCACTGTATACCAGACAGATCACCAAAAACGCGAAAGTGTTTGACCTCGAAATTGACGCAAGCCTTCCCGGTCAACTGCGCGCTACGGCAGACCGGATATTTTTTGATATCTTCGGAGCAAACGACCTCCGGCTGGACAAGCCGAACGAAAGAGAGGAGCGCTTTAAGCTTCAAAGACAAGCTGTCCGGCTGTGCACCGTCCTTTTGGCGGAGATAGACATGGCGAAAGCCAGCTATCACCTTTCCGGCAAACGGTGCTCTTTCTGGGGCAACACTGTGCGCGATATCCGGCAGCGTTGCCGGGACTGGCACGAGAGTGATGCAAAGCGTGCAAAAGCGCTTTGACATAAAAATGGCTGTAGGCTAATGGGCCGCAATGTGCGGCTGCGCTCTGCGAATCGTGGCAACGGCAACAATGCCTTCAACGTGAACTCCAGCGGCAACGTCAACAACTGGAACGCGATCAACGCGAATCGCTGCGCCCCGGATTGGACGGCAGCACGCCCACAAAAGCCCCTGCATAGCAGAGGCCGGGCAAAAACTGCCGTGCAAGGAGCCGAGTGCCATGTCTGTCCTCTGGCAGACGAACAATATCAGCCGGACGTGGCCACCCTGCGGGGTGTTGACCGCTATCACCCGGCAGATCCTTGCGAGGAGAGCTGAAAAAATCAGTGCAAGAAGAAATAATAATCGGGTTCGATGCCCTGTATAATTCCGAGGGCAAGTGCGCCAAAGGCGTGTGCCGCAAGGCAAGCGTTGGACGGTTTCACCTGTTTCGGATGGACGAGATCCTGAAACTCCAAAAGGAGCTCGCGACAGGTACATACAAGGCACGGCCAACAATCAAAGTTAGAATCACCTATCCCAAGCCCCGCACGGCGGTTGCAAACGGCTTTCGGGATAGGGTATACCAGCGTTCTCTCAACGACAATGCTGTTTATCCAGCAATGACACGGAGCTTCATCCGGCAAAACGCGGCCTGTCAGACTGGCAAAGGTACCGACTGGGCGCGCAAGCAGGTCAAGCTCATGATGGAGCGCGAATACCGGCAGCACGGCGCTGATGGCTATGTGCTGTTGGTAGATATCCGGCACTATTACGACACGATGCCCCATGACGTGGCAAACCGCTGCTTTGAGCGGCATCTGCCGCCAAGTGTGCATAACCGCGTGCGTGAGGTACTGGATCGTCAATATACCGGCGAGGCCGGTTATAATCCGGGCAGCCAGATGGTGCAGCTTGCCGGGATCTCGGTGCCCGACCCCATAGATCACTACATCAAGGAGCGCCTGCGGGCGAAAAAGTACGTCCGTTTTATGGATGATAGCCTCATCATCCACCACGACAAGGCGCAGCTTGAGGAGTGGCGGGAGGCAATCCGCGCCCGGTACGCTGCCGATGGCATGGAGCTGCACCCGACCAAGACCAAGATCGTCAGGCTAAAGGATGGATTCCGTTTTCTAGGTTTCATCTACCGCTTGACCCCGGCGGGCAAGGTCGTTATGACCGTTGACCCGCAGAATGTCAAGGCCGAGCGCAAGCGCCTGTTTCGGCTTGCCCAGCTCATCAAGGCAGGAGAGAAACCGGCATCTGCCCTGTATGAGCAGTATGGATCATGGAAAGCCCATGCCGCTAAAGGCAACTCGCAGCAGCTGCTGCAGCGCATGGATCAATACGTTAAAACTCTGCTGGAGGGGATAACTACATGAAAATTGTTCACAACACTGGCGACATCAAGACCGCCGCCGAAAACGAAAACCGGGACGCGGATTTGGCACAGATCGCGTCTATGGTGGACTTCCTGTGCATTCTGGCCGATGTGCCCATTGAGGACGAGGCTGCAGACAAGGAGGGCATGAGCCATGAGTGATAAGCACAGCGCGATCTTCGGCAAAGCGAAAGACGAGTACGAGGCGGGCCGCTGGTCTAAGGCCATGCTGCGCATCCTTGTGCAGCGCAAGCCCCAGCGCCTGACCGCAGAAGAGTATGAAGAGATTACCGGCGAAAAGTATTAAGGAGCAGAGTATGAGACCTATCATGGACGTTTCCCGCTGGCAGGGTAACATCGACTGGGACAATGTCAAGGCAAGCGGCCTTGTCTCCGGCGTGATGCTGCGGGCGCTGGGCAACAGCGCGAAAGACGCGCCCAGCAAGCCGTACATCGACCCCACCTTTGAGCGCAACTACCGCGAGTGCCAGCGGCTGGGCATCCCCTGTGGCGTGTACTACTACTGCAAGGCGGTCAACACGGAAGAAGCTGACGCAGAACTTGCCCTGCTGCGCAAGGTGCTGACCGGCAAGACAGTGCAGCTGCCGGTGGCGGTGGACATTGAGGACAAGTATGTGCAAGCTCCGCTGGACAAGCAGACCCTGACGAACATTGCCGCTCATGCGCTGGGCACGGTGGAGCGCTGGGGCTTTTACGCCATGCTATACACCGGGCTGTACTTTGGCCGTGATAACATGTACATGACCGGCGCGGCGCTCAAGCCGTATGACGTGTGGCTTGCAGCCTACCGCAGCAAAAAGCCCGCGCCGGAATGGAAATTCGGGCTGTGGCAGTACACCAGCAAGGGCAAGATTCCCGGTGTTGTGGACGCGATCCCGGGCAAGATTTCCGGCGTGGACTTGTCTGTGCCCTACAAGGACTATGCCAAAATCATTGCAAAGAAGGGTCTGACCCGTCTTCGGGAGGGCAAATGACCGAAAAAGAAGCTTTGCTGTGGGTGCTGGGCATCTTGGGCAGCCTGTGCGCTGCTGCCATCACGATCGACAAGGTGCTGGAAATCATCCATAAGTACATCAAGAAGGCACAGGAGCCGGACAACGCGCAGAACAAGCGGCTGGATGAGCTGGACAAGCGCGTCGGCACCTTGGAACAGGGGCAGCTCCAACATACACAAGCCCTTGCAAGAGACCTCCGGCGATTTGACGGCATTGACGAAGAAATGCGACTTGTCCTCGTTGGCGTGCAGAACCTTTTGGATGCGCAACTATCCGGCAACAACCGGGAAGGTATGCAAAAAAGCAAGACCGACATTAACAATTACCTGCTGAAAGGAGTAACCAATCATGGAAGCAATCCTTAATACCATTCTCACCCCCCTGCCCGCGTGGCTGGCGCTGGTGCTCATCGTTGTGGGCACTGTGTCGCTTGTGCTGGGGCTTATCCGTCTGGGCTACGGCGCGGTTGTCAGGACGCTGGTGCTTGACCTCATCGACCAAGCAGAGCGTGAGATTCAGGGCACCAAGCGCGGCGCAGAGCGCAAGGCGTGGTGTGTCAAAATGTTGCGCCACTATCTGGACAACAGCCGGTGGGGCAAGCTGGTCAGCTGGGCAATCACTGAAGAGACCATGAGCAAGGTCATTCAGTTTTTCTTTGACCGTGCAAGGGCAGCCCTGCAAAAGCAGTAAGGAGGATATCATGGCAAGCACTACATACGAGCATTTTTCCGGGTATGGCGAAACGGTGACAAAACGTCACCAGTTTGCCAGCATTGGCAATATGGTGCGCAACGCCGGACAGCTTCCGCAGCCCTTCTGGCTCGGTGATGCCTGTGGCGGCGGCTCGTGTAGTCTTTCCGCCAGCGTTGCAAGGGCTTAATGCAGAACAGATAAAAGCTGTGATAAAACGTGCGCCGCTTGGGAGGTATGACCGGAAAATCGCCCGGTTGCGGTACGTTGACCAGCTATGCCAAGTTGATATTGCAGCGCGTGTGCCGTATTGTCGAACATCAATCGGCAATAGGCTGAAAATTATTGATAAAATGCTGAATGTGTGATATCATCATCTTAATTGGGCGCGATTTCTCACGAAACGCATTGAAGCGGCAGGCTTTCGGGTCTGCCGCTTTTCTTTTTGAGAACCTGTGGGCGGTTCCACTCTTGATTTTACAAAAAATCCCCTGCTTTGCCGAAGCCCTGCGTGCCACGCGGGGTACGTTGTAGGTAAAGTGGGGGATTTTTTGTTTTACAGCAGCTTGTAGTGCTCAGCCAACAAAAAGCGGACGTATGCCGGGCAGCCCCGGCTTCCGGCACACCAGTTCTGCACCGTGCGCAGCGGAATGCCCGCGCATTTTGCAAAAGCGGTCTGCGACATTCCGGTGCGGGAGATCAGCTCCCGCATGGACAGGTGCGCCAGATCCCAGATGACGGACAGCCGCTCCTTTTCGGCGTCTAGGTCGATGCAGCCATCAGCGCCATCCTCGGCGCTGAGCGTCACGTTATTCAGAAAAATCTCCTTTACGGCTCGCGGATTGCTCGCCATAATAAAAAGTTCAGCGTTGCTATACATGGTATCCTCCTTTCAAATGCGGTCTTTCACGGACAGGCTGATTTTGCGCACAAAGCCATCAGGGAACTTCTCACCGCTCCAGAGAGAGCCGAGCTCTCCATCGCTGCCGTTGTCGCGGGGATACTCATAGAAGGCTGTCATGCCCAGACTATCGTTGACGCGGCGCAGCTTCACGATGCGGTCGGGAGCAAGCGCGATTTCCCGGGTAAGCTTGCCGTTTTTGTCCAGTGCATCCTCGCACAGCCACTGAAGCGCCGAGATAAACTCGTCCATCGTGATGGTAGAGTGGGCAGCCCAGTCTTTAAAAATGCGGCTGTCGCCTGCAAGAACGATCTTCTTTTTAGTCTCAAAGCTGGTCATGGTAGCTATTTCCTTTTTTTGTGCGATTTTGGTTTCCTTTACTGTCTATAATATACACCCATTGGGTGCAAAAGTCAAGCTTTTTTCAAAAATATTATACCCGATGAACGTATTTTTGCCCACGCTGCCCTTTTGCAGTGTGGGCGCTTTTTTGTCCTTCGTTGTACCTTCGTTGTCTCTCCCGGTGTGGCATTCTGGTACGATAAACGCAAAAGGAGGAGCGCTCATGTGGCACAAGTTCAACCCAAACCCGCGCGGCAGCAGCGTCGGTGACTGTGCAGTGCGAGCCGTTGCAGCTGCCACCGGGCAAAGCTGGGAGCAGGCATACATAGGGCTTGCGATGATGGGCTACGCACTGGGCGACATGCCAAGCGCCAACCGCACATGGGGCGCGTACCTCCAAAAGCGCGGATTTAAGCGCCGCCTTGTCGAGGCAGACTGCTCCACCTGCTACACCGTGGAGGATTTTGCAAGGGAGTACCCGCGCGGGATCTACGTTCTGGGCTGCTCTGGCCACGTTCTGGCTGTTGTCAATGGCGAGTGGATTGATAGCTGGGACAGTGGCGCAGAGTGCCCGATTTATTACTGGTACAAGGAGGACTAAGCGATGCCATACATTCCATACGGATACCAGCCCGGCTATTATGGGCAGGCAATGCCGGATCAGCTTGCACAGCTGCGGCAGAACGCCTACCAGCAGCCTATGATGGGACAAGCGACGCAGCCGACGCAGGGCACGCCGTCCATCATTTGGGTGCAAGGCGAGGAGGGCGCAAAAGCATACATGGTTGCCGCAGGAAACAGCGTGCTCCTGATGGACAGCGAAAACAGCGCGTTTTACATCAAAAGCACCGATGCAAGCGGTATGCCGCTTCCCCTCCGGGTGTTTGACTACAAGGAGCGCACCACAGCCGCAAAAACGCCGCCACAAACGGCGCAGCAGGCCGGCGGGGAGTTTGTCACCCGGGCAGAGTTTAACGCGCTGGCAGCCCGCTGTGCGGCACTTGAAAAGCAAGAGCCTGCAAAGCCTGAAACGGAGGTCAAATAAGTATGGCGAATCCTCTTTTTAATGCACTAGGCGGCGGTATGCCCGCCATGCCAAACCCTATGGGTCAGTTTGGCCAGATGATGCAGCAGTTCCAGCAGTTCCGTGCAAACTTTCAAGGCGACCCGAAAGCAGAGGTGCAAAAGCTGCTGCAATCCGGCAAAATGTCACAAAACCAGCTGAACCAGCTGCAGGCGATGGCGCAGCAGTTTCAGCAGTTCCTTCCCCATTAAACTTCTTTCCAGACAAAGCCTTTACAAGACTTAATCCTACCTTTTGCGCAGTTGATGATTGTACAAGGCTTACATCCGTAAGCTCTGGCAGCTTCGGAATACCCACTCCACACCTTCATAAAGTCACCAGATTTTGTGTATTGGGCAACCGGTTTGCTCAATGGGTTCAAAGACCCAGTTCTACCGCGCATATTAGAATCGGCACGAAGCCCTGTTGCAATTGCGTGTTGTTTATTCCCCTTTCGAGAAATCCATTCGAGATTTTCAACAAAATTATTGCTCTTGTTTCCGTCAATATGATTTACACAAGGCAGATTTTCTGGATTTGGAAGAAATGCACTTGCAACAAGAACGTGAACGGACTTGTTTTTCTTTCCCGATTTATTGCAGAGCATTACCGTTTTGTATCCGCTTTTATGGCTTTTGAGAACAAGATTCTTAGATTTTCCGGTGTGGTTATAATTCATGCTTTTTACGTTTCCACAATCGCTCACTTCATATAATCCTTCGTATTCAGGAACAGGTAACCAATTCTCCATAAAAACCTCCGTATAGCATGGTGGATTTATCTGTTTCTATTATACCACAAAAATACAATATCTGCGCAGATTTGTATAAAAAATTTTGAAAGGAGCTTACTATGAGCTTATCTACCGATTCTCCTATGATGACTATGCCGGTTCAGCCTGCAAATACCTGTTCTAATGGTGGTTTTGGCTGGGGTGACGGCGGCTTGCTCTGGATCATCATCTTGTTCCTGTTCGCCTTCTGCGGCGGCTGGGGCGGCAACTGGGGCGGCAATGGCAACACCGGTGCCGGTGTCGTTGACGGCTACGTCCTGACCTCCGATTTTGCCAACATCGAGCGCAAGATGGATGGTATCAACAACGGCATGTGTGATGGCTTCTACCAGCAGGCGCAGCTTGTCAACGGCGTGCAGCAAACCGTGAACAACGGCTTTATGTCCGCAGAGATCAGCCGCGCAAACCAGCAGGCGGCGTTTATGCAGCAGCTGTTTGCCATGCAGATGCAGCAGCAGGAGTGCTGCTGCGAGAACCGCTCTGCCATTCAGGGCGTCAACTACAATCTGGCCACCCAGTCCTGCGAGACCCGGAACACGGTGCAGAACACCACCCGGGACATCATCGACAACCAGAACCAGAACGCCCGCGCCATCCTTGACGCACTGACTGCACAGCGCATCGAGGCAAAGGACGCAAAGATCGCCGAGCAGGGGCAGCAGCTGTTCGCAGCACAGCTGGCGGCATCTCAGGCAGCCCAGAACGAAACGCTCAAGGCCTACATGAGCGGTCAGCTGGCCTACTACAACCCGCGTCCTGTGCCCGCATTCCCTGTCCCCGCACCCTACCAGTACGGTAACTGCGGCACCGGTTGCGGTTGCAACGGTTGCGCCTAACCGAATAACGGCAACTTCCGAGGATTTCTCGGATGTTCAGCCCCAGAGCTGATTTTGCAAACCAGAGCGCCGGGGCAGTAGTCCCGGCGTTTTTATTACGAAAGGAGCCGATAAAATGGCTGAATTTACCTCTACCACGATTCAGACCGTGGCAGCCGGTCAGAATCTCCCCTTGACCGAAACCGCTATCAAGGGGTCAAACTGCATCAACCACCGAGCAGGTGCTGGTAATGTGACGCTGCGTGGACTTACGAACCAGTGCAAGGCACTGTTCAAAGTGAGTTTTGGCGGCAACATCGCCATCCCTACCGGAGGCACTGTGGGCGCAATCTCTGTGGCGTTGGCTGTCGGCGGCGAGGCGCTCAACAGCGCAACCGCAATCGTCACCCCGGCGGCAGTGGATCAGTACAGCAACGTCTTTACGGCGGTGTTCGTGGAAGTCCCCCGGGGCTGCTGCGTTACTGTGGCGCTCAAAAACACTAGCACGCAGGCAATCAGCATTGCAAACAGCAATCTGATCGTTGAGCGGGTAGCATAAGAAAGGAGATAAAGTCATGCTGGATAAATTGAATCATCTGAAAGATGAGATGTGCGAAGAGCTCATGGAGCTGACCGACAAAAAGAATCGATCCCCCGGCGATGTTGAGATGATCGGCGAGATCGTGGATATCATTCTGGACATCCACCGCATCAAGGATTATTGCGAGGGTGGCGAGTACAGCCGTGCGGGCGAGTGGGAAGCTGACATGCGCGGATCCTTCAGCCGCGACGCCGGAAACGGTTACAACCGGGGCAACAGCTACGCCAACCGCGGTCGGCATTATGTTCGCGGTCACTACTCACGCGGCGATGGCCGTGAGCGCATGATCTCCGACATCGAGGACATGATGCAGGAAGCCACCGGTGCAGAGCGTGACGCATACAAGCGAGCCGCTGACATCTTGCGCAACGCATAAGAAAGGGGGCGGCAGGCATGGATATCGTGGAGATCAACGAACACATCCGCAAACTGAAATGCGAAGAAACGAACTGGCAGAGCGTGGAAAAGCTTGCCGCCCTCTGCACTGTGCGGGACGAGCTGGAAGAAGCACACGCACCTGAAACGCAGACCCAGGCATTGCCGCCCGCGACTTATGCGGCGGCGTACTCCACAGCAGCGGAACCACAAAGCGACTTTGTGGCGGCTGCCAGCTCTGTTCCTTTCGGCGGTCTGATGCAGGTACTGGACAGACACATGAACGCAATAAAGCTGGTGTATCCGAAAGAGTATGAGCTAGTAATGCGGAAGATTGTCTCTTTGTCTGAGTGA